TGATAAGCGGCAGCGGCAATATCAGCGAAACAAAAAACGCCATTCAGGACACGCTTATCAAAAACGAAATAGAATCGTCTATGGAAAAACGCGCGATAAATTACTATTCGATTGCCGACGACGCGCTGAACACTTTCGACAAAGCGTTCGTGAAAGCCTTCAATAAAACTAAATTTGAACGCCTTGTAGCCGCCGCTATGTTAGAAGGTAAGAGCTTAGATGATGCAAAAACCGCGGCAGCATCGTATTATTGTCTGATAGCAATAAATGCGGTACAACAGGAAGCCGCCGATAAAGCAACGGCACTTGGTTACGCCGAGGGCAGCGACGAGGCAAAAGAAATACTAGGCGTTTCGATTTTCGCAATAGAACCGAGCAAAATCGAAACAGCCGACGCGGAAATGTACGAAAAATACTTATCGCACCCCGAGGATTTGCTTGAAACTTACGACGTAAGATCGCTTGTAGAAAACGCTATGAACGGCAAAGGCGAAACATATATTACGGGAATAGAAAGACGCGATTATGTTTCGACAAGAGCCGAAAAAGCAAGTTCCAACTTCCTTGCGATAAACATTACGTCCGACAAAGCAGTCGATGAAATGGTTAAAGCACTCACCTCGTACGGCGTTACGAAAGAAAAATATATCGGTTTTAATTACACTTACGATAACGTTAAGTCCATTGTAAGAAGCACGGTTATAACGTACAGCAACCGTTACGAATACGAACTCGGTATTCTTCAGACGAAATATGCAAACGGCGAATTCGCAAGCGAAGAGGCATACCTTGCGGCGGTAGAAAAAATGAATACCGACCTGACCGCCGATATAGCGAACAGTTTGCTCGCCTCGCTCCCACAGGAGGTAAGCGACGCCATTGAAGATATCGGGCGCGCGGATCTTTACACGCTTATAGTCGGTTCGATATTCTATAAACTTGCAGGTTTGCTCCTCCCCATAATTTATATGATAATGGCGGCAAACAACCTGATTTCGGGGCAAGTGGACAGCGGTTCGATGGCGTATGTGCTTTCCACCTCTACAAAGAGGAAAACCGTTGTATTTACTCAGGCACTGTATCTTATAGGTTCGCTTTTGGTAATGTTCCTACTGACGACCGCAACAGGCTGCGTGTGCCTTGCGATTATCGATACCGAGGTCGATCTGACGTACGGTAAACTGATATTGCTTAACGTTGGCGCATTCCTCGTTTTGTTCGCTCTTTCGGGGTTGAACTTCTTCACCTCTTGCTATTTCGACAGGAGCAAACGTTCGATGGCTATCGGCGGCGGGCTCAGTATATTCGCACTCGTGGCGGCGATGCTCGGGTTGTTCGGCAGTCAAGTAATACCTAAAGTCGTTCGTCTTGACGCACTTAACTATTTTAACTACACTACGATAATTTCAATGTTCGACGTCGTTTCTATAATGGACGGTACGGTTACGTTCATATGGAAGTTCGTGATTCTCGCAGCATTGGGTATTATAGGAATAATAGCGGGTTCCGTAAAATTCATTAAAAAAGATTTGCCGTTATAAAAAAATTGTCACTTTAAAGGAGAAACTAAAATGTTTGAATTCGAAAAAATCATGAAAGACTACGAAAAACTTACCACCGTTGAACGCGGACTGATTCTCACCGAAAAATCGGTCGGTATTCTCGCTAAACTTGCAGCTCTTGATATCGAAGAGTTGAACCCCGTCGATACCCTCGCCGCATTTATTATCGGCTCGGTCGCCGCCGACGGAAAACTCCACGAGAAAGAATATTTGCTTATCTACCCCGCCCTTGTAAAGACCTTCGGACAGGATTTCGATTTTGAAACCATCAAGAAAGGTTTTGAATCCGATAAGGATACCAGACGCGAAATAGCCGAATACACGAAAGATCTTATCCGTATTCTTGAACTCGTGGACGACAAACTTTTCGAGGATATCATCATTCTTTGCCTTTGCGTAGTAACTATCGACGGCAAAGTTTCGCTCAGAGAAAAGAGATATATCAAACAACTTATTGCTTAATAAGTAATGCACCGAAAAAACGCGTTGCAAAAAGCGCGATGAGTGAAAATTAGCGTGCCGAAAAAGCGCGTTATGTGAAAAGGAACGCGCGGCAAAAAAACATATTGCATAAAAATCAGCACAAACGGCTTGCATAATTTCTTAAGCGAAGTTATGCAAGCCTTTTTTTTATCAGCAATACTTTTATGTAACGATTTATACATTGAATGAATAATTGCACATAAAAAAAGTATATTTTTTTAATAAAACGCTGTTAAACAGTTGCTTATAAAAAAACGATTTGATATAATAATTAGGCTTGATTGATATTTATTGGGGTGTCGCCAAGCGGTAAGGCTACGGACTCTGACTCCGTCATCCGGGAGTTCAAATCTCTCCACCCCAGCCATTTACGCACTATTTCCTATTGTTTTGGGCTTAAAACGTTAGAAAATAGTGCGTTTTTTGTATTTTTGCGTCTTAATTTTTCATTTATTTTGCAAAAGTGGGGCGGAAAGTGGGGCGGAATTACAATAATTCGTATTTGAATTTTTGCATTTCGGCAAGTTGACGGTCTTCGAACTGCGACAAATGAGTGTACACAGTTGACGTAATAGACGAGTCGGCAGCATGCCCCGCCCATAATGATACGAGCTCTCGTTGTATACCGCATTCTTGACAGCGCGTGATAAACGTATGGCGCAACTCGTGCAAGTGGTGTTCCGGGAAATCTTTTTTAAATTGTTTTGTAAGAACGCCGACCGAGAGTTCTTTTATCGCGGCGACGTCAATCAACGGCAATACGGCGCGAAGCATCGGCGAGATCGGTATACGTCTTGTCTTTTCTTTTTTGCCTTTTCGTTGTTTGGCAGTCGTTACCGTTACCCAATTGTCGGCAAGTATCGCCGAAGCAAGTTCGGACCGCCTAAGCCCGGTATAAAGCATAAAGACAAAAGCCTGTCGATAAATATTCGGATCTTCCATAAACAAACGTATGAAATCACTTTCTTCCGTCCGTGTGAGCGGCGTTCCGTGCTCTTGCTCGTAAATCGCCACAACGACCTTATTCATCGGTGAGCGAGTAAGCAGTTCGTCGGAAACAGCATAATCGAATACGGCTGACAGCAGCTGCGCAATCTTTTTTGCTGTGCGAAACTTTTTTGCATTCGTGTATTCGTTTATAAAATCCTGCAATTCAAAAGTTTTAATGCTTGTAAGTTCCCGCGTGCCAAGGCGCGGAACAATATCAGCGTTGAATGTTTGTAAATAAAATTTGTATGTATTCGGTTTAATATACGGCTTTTTTGTCGTTTCAAGCCACTTTTTCATATAGTCGTATAAAGTAACGTTTTTACGCGTAACCGTCGCTTGCGGCGTGGTTAAGGCGTTAAGTTGCTTTATAAACTTTTGCTTTGCGATTTCAAGCGTTTTACTCGTTGCGCTTATTCGCTTTTTGTTAATCTGACAGCGGACCTCATATCGACCGTCTTCGCGTCGTCTAATGTGGGCTTTTATCTTGCCCGTTTTGAAATCTTTTCTAAAGTTCTTCGGCATTTTCATTATTTCCTTTTCGGTAAATTCTAAAAACACCTCGTTATCTTCGTTTTTCGTTTCTTCTTTTTTTGTTGTTGCTAGGTTCGGGAACGCGATTATGCGTTCGCCCGGGCGAAAAATCTTAAATAGTTGTTCTTTTTCATGTTCGTCGTTTTCCATTTCTAAAACAAGCGTCATAAGGTCAACTGTTATATCCTTTAAACGTTGTCGGTAACCATCACTCTCCATTGTTTGTAATTTCTCATTCTTCCCCTTAAATATATTAAAATAGCGGCTTACGCCGATATCCCGAAAAATTATGTGTGTTCAAGTCGATTGTAACATACTGTAAACCTGTTTGTCAAGATTTTATGACGCATTTTTCAGTCGGTTACAATTTGTAACGGTTTCAATAAGTTTCGATTATAAATTATAAAACTTTTTATAAAAAAGTACCAAAACGGTTGACAATATAGGATATATCCCATATAATATTAACGAGCAAACAAAAGGGACATAATATGTTTGAAGTAGTGTTTTACCAAAAAGAAGATGGGACGAAGCCCGCGAAAGAGTTTATTTCTTCTCTTCCCAACCCACTAAAAGCAAAGCTCGCGACAAGAATCGAGATATTGAAAGAATTCGGTAACAATTTACGGGAACCGCTCTCTAAACCTTTAAACGACGGAATTTTTGAATTGCGTACACAATTAGGAAACGACAATGTCCGTATTCTTTATTTCTTTTTTATAGGAAACCTAATCGTTTTAACGAACGGTTTTATGAAAAAAACACAAAAAACGCCAGCTTCACAAATAGAATTAGCAAAGAAATATCGTAAAGATTTCATTGAAAAAAGAGGTTGATGAAAATGAAAAAAAATAATAAACTTGAAACTTTTGATGAGTATTTGAAAGAAGAATTGAAAAATCCCGAATTCAAGAAAGAATATGTAGCACTCCAACCCGAGTATGAGCTCATTTCTTCAATCTTGAAAGCAAGGACTGAACGAGGTCTTACCCAAAAAGATATTGCAGCACTTACGGGCATAGCTCAAGCCGATATCAGTCGGATAGAAAACGGTGAGTGCAACCCTACTCTTGCCACTATGCAACGAATCGCCATGGCTTTAGGTTGTACTATTTCCATATCGCTTCGACCGATTCAATCCAAATTATAAAAGAAAAGAGCGGAGTTTTCACTCCGCTTTTTCATTGCTCTTTTGTTCTACTGCCCAATCGTAGGCTTCAGTTAAAAGACTTGTTTTTGTTTCGTAGCATGTCGCTTCGGTTTCGGCATAGGCGGTAAAACCGTCTTTGTAGCCTAAGAGAGCCGATACAGCGCACACAAATACATTTATAAAGATTGACCAATCAAGGTGTGCGACATTATCAATAGCAACGGATATGCCAAGCGCAGACAAAACAAATACTCGGACGGCTTTATATACCCGTCGTGAATTGAGTTGTTTTTTACCCGATTTCGTAACCCAGGTTGCCTGTTCCTCAAACGGCGATTTTTCCCACAATGCCGATGCTACAAGTTTCGGTGTATTATAGGCATTTGCCTCGATGATACAGTTCTTCGTCTGCTTGTCAAGGTCAGACCGCTTGACTTCGCGCCGCGATTTGCCCTGCCACTTCTCTACATATTCATCGTAGCTTATAGCACTGTCGAGCATAACTTGCCGTCTGTATTCGTCAGTTACAGCCGCTTTCTTCCAAGTACAAAATTCTTGAAGTCGCGAGAAAAAATCGTTGACGCGGATTTTTTCGTGTATATCGTTATAAGCCTTTCGTGCGTTTAGATACACTTCAGACACTTTACCGCGAGCGCGCCCCTCGTCCGTCATAAAATAAAAAATCGCATAGTTGAACGCACTGTATAGCAATGCTTGAAGCGTGAACTCTTTTATATTGATTTCCGCAGCGTTGATTGTCATACTCCATATTTGCCCGCCGAGCATTGATATGAACGCCAACACTGTGAGAATAATATATTTTTGTTCGTTTAAAAAACCGACTAACTTTTCTTTTTTGCTGTTTTGGCGTATGGGTTTCTCTTTGTATTCCGCGCCCGGTACGTCGAATTTTATGTCTTTCATTCTTTATTCTCCTTGTCCTTTTTGACGGTAAAAACAAAGCCGTATGCTTCCATGACGGCTTGCCTCGTAGATATCGCATCGTTCGTGTTCAAAGTCTTTTCGCCGTTCGGCTGAACGATATACGCATGATTCATGAACGAATCGCTTATAACGCTGACAAACGACGAAAGAAGCGAAGCTATCACCGCTATGCCTGATATAAGAGCCAACTGCTCCGACAGTTCCGCCGTGATAATCGAAACAATAAATATCGTAAGCGAAACAGTCAGAAGCGGTTGTTTTTTAAAAAATGCTATAACATAGTCCTTAAACGCCAGTATGACGAACGCAATAACGACGATTCCCCAAAAGCCGACCGCGCCGCCGTCCTTGTCATATTCGTTATAATTGACGGCAAACAGGACTGCCATTGGCACAAGGTAAATAAGAAAGGCATAAATCTTAAAGAGAAAGGCTTTGCCTTTATTCGTCATAATATCACCCGCCTTTACGCTTCGATTTTGCCGTTGCAAATATCGACGATAAGTTTATCTGCATCTTCACCTGCCTGCGCGCGTATGTATTGTTTAAGTTTAGCGTTTTCGGTTTCTTTTTCGACGAGAAGCGACTTTTCGGGCACTTCGGTAAGTGCAGCGGTTGCGGCTGAACTTTTCGCCCAAGCGTTTTGTGCGCCTTTTATAAGGCAATCGAGTTTAGCATTCACCGTTCCGATCTCCGTCGCAAGTTCGTTTACGCGCTTGTTGTCGATCGGGATCTGTTTAATCATTTCGTTCACAATCTCGGTCGCGCGCTCGCCGAACAGTCCGTCAACGGCTTTCTTAATCGCTTCGGGATCGGTTGATTTCAGTAATGTATCAAGATCCTCATTCGCCTTTTGCAAAGTTGCGGCATAGGCTTCGAGTTGCTTCCGACGGTTCTTATTCTTTATATACGGCAAGAGTGCGAGAAGCCCGGCAACGAGCGCACTGCCTGTTCCCGTCAAAAGCGGCAAAATGTTTTGTTTGAAATAATCAGACGCGGTCTGCGCATTAAGTTTTGCGAGTATCTTTTCGAGTTTAAGCTCGGTTTCGGTTTCCGACGGCGTTTCTGACGGCGTGCTTTCGCTTGTATCGCCCGAACTGTCCTCACCCGACGCGTTGCCCGCGGTGGCATCGTCGGCGGCAAATACGGCGTAATAAGGCGGCTCCGTTACCCAACTGATTAAGGCAATGCAAAAAGCAATTGCCGCAGCGACAACCAATAAGATTGTAAGTGTTCTAATAGAAAAATTTTTTTTCATAATGTTTCTCCTTAAACAATTATTTCACTGTTTTCTTCAAGGCGCGCTATGCGCTCCTCGAGTTCTTGAATTTTACCGACGAGCGCGTCGTATGACTTTATGCCGTCGTCGTGCTCAATCACCACAAGCGGCGATATATCCCATTTCTTGACGATTGTTTGTCCGCACATAAGTTTAACCGTTCCCGTTATTCTTCCCGCCGTCAAAAGGCTTTCGGGAATAGTAAACGTTTTGCCGAGCGGTATATGCTCTTCGTTCGCGCCGTTCGCGAGAATTATAACGCCTTGCGTGATATCGTACTGTGATATAACCTCGACTGCCTCGGCGCAGTTGTTGTTAAAAACGGTCGGCGATGAGAAAAACGCTAACCGCTCTTTATTGAGATATAATTCCATGTCTTACTCCTTTTTAATTTTTTGCAATAAAAAAGCACCGTCCTACATAAGGATAGTGTTTTTTCAAAATAACAATGCACTCAAACCTAATTGAATAAACACGTGATAAACCGCCAACAGCGAAAAGGTAATTAAAATTACCCACGAACTGACTATCGCAAACCTATTGTTTTTGAATTTCCAAAGCAACAATAAAGCAAGCCCGACAACGGCAATCTTTACCACATACACGAGATTTGTTTGTATAAGCCAACGTCCTATCGGATTACCCTCGACGGATAACCCGAATAGGCTGACTAAATATATCGTGGCGATAAGGTCTATTAAATTAAATATGTAAATTATTATAAGCCTTGCTTTCATTTGCGTTTATTCTCGATTCTCTCGAAATATGCCTTTTCTTGTTCGTCGCTTATAAATTTCTCGCCAATATACCGCATATCTTCTATGTGGTACTTATTGCTCAACTTACACGAAGTAAGTATGCCGTTTGCAAAGAGGTTGTAGTGTTTATCGGTAATGACGTTATAAAACTTAACTTCTTTCTCGACAACTTCTTGTGAAACGACTGTCGGGAACGTTTCGTCTTGCGCAAACGTTGTAGTACCATTTGGCGTATCTGCGCACCCTGTGTGAGTAAAAGCACCTGCTTTTTTGTTAAAGATACGGTGATAACCCTTTTCCCCGCCTGCACCGACAAAGCCGACTTCTGCGCCGTTCGAGAATTTGACAAGGTTATATCTCGGTGCAACTTCTGCAACTTTTATCCAAGTCGGTTTTGCTATGTCAAATTTACCCTCATAAAAGTTCCAAACAAGCAATTCGTCATCGTAAGTAATATCTTCAATTGCTTTTGTTGTTCCGTCCGCAAGCGTTATTTGAGTGCCTTCAATTAAACACGCCAAACTTATAGTTATTGTTCCATCAGCTGTAACATTGAAAGTTCCGTTATAATACCAACTACCCTCGCTTACAATCGTTACACCACCAGTAACTACGGTATTTGCATCTGTATATGCACCGTTGTCAGAAATTAAATATAAATTCCCGCTTGAACAGTTAACAATTTTAGATTGAGCAGTGCCGCCAGTAGCGTCGTCATTAACTGTACCTAAAAGTGTACCACTTGAAGAAGTTCCGTCATAAATTTTAACGCCATAACTACCTGCCACAGCAGTAATAGTAACAGCATGTCCACTTGCTACTTTCTCAACATTCACCGCATTGCTTGCCGCACTATCGACATACCCACTCGCCTTAGCTTTTACGGTAATAATATGATTTACGTACAAAAGATTTGCCCAACCGCTTAGGGTTGAAAGATCGATTTGCTGCTTTGTTACAGGAGTGGCTTGTTTTGTTCCATTAGCTTGCAACCAAGTGAGTAAATCGCCCGTTGGCTCGGTTGCAAATTCTATTGTTCTGTATGCTTCATTATCCCATGCTGGGTTTGCTGATGGGTCGTATATATATGTTAGTGGTGCTGAATACCCCATAATTACACCGTCCATATAGTCGGGGTTGTTGGTGTTTTTAAGTACTATGTATTCGTAGTTGGTGTTGTTTGATTTGAAATTTATTGCTATACTTTGTTCACTGGTATATGGTGCTAATTTTGGTGTTTCATTTATTAACCAAGTTTCTGACATAATTAAATCTCCTTATTAACGGTCTATTTGCCACCGACAGGGACGATGTTATTCGGTCTTTTAAAAATTGAATGTTCGTCATTGTTTTTGTACCTCACCTATTGATAAACCGTCGGCGAACACTTCGATTGTAGTTGCATTATCATCGATTGTGTCGATTTGAATAGTTGTGCCGCTTACAAGACTAATTACTGGAGTTGTTAATTGCGTGAGTTGTACAGCCGTAATCGTTATATTTACATTTGCCGTCGGATTGCTTAATATAAGCGTTCCAGTATCTTTGTTCCAAATGCCAGTTGCACCTGTTACTGTGATAGTATCAGGAAGCACATAACCGTCTGCGGCTGTATAGGTGAGTGTTTTTGTTTCACCCGTCGCAATAGTAGTTGCATTACCACTTGCCGCCGTTACGTTTGTTAAAGTCGGAGTTATGGTATAAGAAATCGCAACGCCTGCAACTGTTATGCTTACATTACCAGTAGGATTACTTAACACAAGAGTTCCGCTTGATTTCGTCCAAGTAAACTCTGCCCCCGTTACAATTACACTGCCTGGTAAGTTATAACCTGTGTTTGCCGTAAACGTAAGCGTCGAAGAAGCAAGCGTTGTAACTGTAGTCGGATTGCTTGCGTTAGCAGTTACGCCCGTTAAGTTAGTAGTTATGTTATATGTGGCGTAATTGTATTCGACTATGTTACTGTTATCACTGTCGGTATATCCTGTTCCCGTTGCTATAACGGAAATGTTATATGTGCCGTTTGCCGTGATAACCGTTGTAAGGTCGAGCGTTGTTGCGGTTATGGTTGTCAATAAAGTACTGCCGTTATAAACCTTGTAATTCGTAACGTGCGAACCATTACGTCCGTCGTTAGTTATCGTCAGCGTCTTGCCCGATATCGAGATTTTGGGAGCGTAAAGTTTTGTGAGCGTTATTTCACTGTCGAGATTATGCCAATTTACACCGTCGTAAACGTAAGCCGTAACTTCTTTTGCTTTATTATTCTCGTCGCCTTTAAACGCCTTATTCACGCCTATCATTACTCTTGCAGAATTGCTATTTATAACAGCGAATTGATTATTTAACCAATCGCTTATTATTTTTAATTTTGTGTTCGAGAGCGGCACATCAATTTGAAGTTTATCTACTATTGCATTACTACCTAATAGATAAAGCTCTGTACCGTTAAAAAATGTTGCACAAGTGGCTCTTGCATGTTCAAGAGTAACGTTTACTTGTTCTATCGTATCGTTTATCGTGTCGTATCTATAAACGACTTGCGGGGTTTTATTCCCACCGGAAAGATAGACATAATTTCCAAGATTACTAACACCCATGTCATAAGTTGCAATAGGTAAGACAGCATTACATTTTGTTACTGTTTTTGTGTCTAAATTGATTTTTATTATATCTGTTTTAGGCGTAATATTTAATCTATTTGGATATCCTCCAAAGACAAAAACATTGTTTCCAATAATAACACATCCACTTTTATTGTAAGAATAAGAAAAAGAAATGGTTTCTATTGTAGAATTAGATATGTCATACACCGTAATACGATTTGCAGTATAATACGATGTGCCGCTGCTGGGATATTCATGGTAAGCAGAATATCCGCCGCCTATAATATAAATTTTATTGTTATATACTTTAATAGGGCAGTTAGCGTTGTATAATAAACCTGAAAGTTCTAATTCGACTTTTGTAGTAAAATTAAATGAGCATAATTTAGCACCGTAAGTATTTCTATCGTAGCCGGGAAGACCGGGTTCAGTTCCATATATTGCATATAATTTTGTAAAATACAAAACACCCGAAAAAACTGCTATACTGTATAGCGTGCCCGACAAAGTCACTACGTTACTGATAAATTCTAATGTTTTTTTATTGTATTTTTTTATAGTTTTATCAACCGCCACATACAAATAATCCCCGTCTTCGCAAGTAATATTACTTGTCGGAAAACCACTCTTCACGCCAGTAGTTTGTATAGCTTCGCCATATCCAAAGTCAGGACTTATTTCAACGCTTTCAGGTTTAGTAGTTTTTACCCATAACTTGCTCGTATCTTCAGGGGCAGTATCGCCATAATGAATGTTTAACTCTGCTCCGCTGCTGATTGTTTCGATTGCTGCCTTAAGATTCTCGATATTCTTATTGGTCGGTATAGTGCCGCCCTTGTTAGAAATGCCTGTATAAGCGTCGGCAACGTGGGTTTTTATGCTGTTAATTTTATCCGCAACTGACATATCACACCCCCGCCCCCGTATCGATTGCCGCAAGCGCAGTTTCTATCGTTCCGAGTGCTTCGTTTACCTTGTTATTGGTATATGAATTGCAAGTCGTAACTATATTATCTGCCGTTACGCCTGCGTCCTCGAACATGTTTTTTGCCGCGTTCCACTTGACGAGGTGAACGTCGGTAAACGCCGAGCTGTCGGCTCTTACAGCCAAAGGCAAGCCCTCGCCCTCATTAAACGTGAACATATCGTTTTCATCTACAGTGCCCTCGCCGAATAACACCGTATCGGTCGCAGGGTTATACAAAATGCCGTAAGTCGCGTTTGCGTTCTTGTTTATAGCAAGCCCCGCTAAAACGGTTTGCAAGTTTGTTTTCTTGCCGTTAACGACGATTACAGGCTTATCGACAAACAACTGTTCTACGTGTTCGGTAGTAGTCGTTCCCGCAACGGCTAAGTCGCCTTGTATTGCAAGATTACCGCTTATAGTTCCGCCCGTACTGTTGAGCTTTTTCCCGATTTCCGTATTTGCAGCATCGATATTCGCCTTGTTTTCGTTTATAGCACCGACTACGGTTTTAGCCGCGGTATTAAGCGCGGTATCGTTTTTCTTTTGATAATCCGCGAGTTCGGCTTCTAAAACGCCCGTGTCAACGTCACTTATGACAACGACACGCCCCGACTTGTAATTCGTATCAACGTAGTTTTTCCAATCGGGATAAGCCGAGGTAGTACAATAAATTTCGATAACGCCGTCGTTTGTTCCGAACGCTGTATCTGAAATCAACGTCGGCATTGACGGGCTTTCAAACACAATACGCTGTTTTGTTACCGTGCTTGCCTTAAAGTTCAAAGCCGAATCTTGTATTGTGCTGACGCTTTTCGGTATAACCAAAACAGCGTCTGACATATTAACATCGTTAAAGGCTTTAGCTTGCAAGCTGTTAAGCGAATCCGGTAATGTAACATTACCGTAATTTACTATCGCAGAAGTATTTGAGGGTTTGCCATAGGCGACCACCTTGTAATATTCACCGCCTATTATCGTATACGGCGCAACTTTTAAAACGGTTTTCGGATTTGTTGGCGGCGTACCCGTGTACCCCGACACATAAACAAAGCGAGCAGAACCGCCGCCTGCAAATGTAAAACCCGGTGAGCTTGCCGTATCGATAAGTATATTTTCGATAGACGAGAGCGTTGTGATTATTTGATTATATGTAGTTTGCTGATCCGCCGTCGGCGTAGGCAGTTTTACGGGAACGCCCTTGCTTACGACAAATTCAGCCGCCGCTGTTGCGATAATCTCTTCGCCGAACTGCACGAAAAACTGCATGGTAACCTGACCTACAAACGCCGTAACAGTGCTTGTTATATCGATTGACCACACATAAACGGGTAAATCGCCGTATGTAACGCCCTCTACCTTGCCTTGCGCCACCATTCGCGCCGTAGGCAACACATTGCCCGACGGGGTACGATACTGCACGTTGACCTCATACGGTATCAACGCGTCTAAAGGCATGGCAAAGTAAACAGTGTTCGCCTTATTGCTGCCTTGAAAAACCTTTTCGGGCACGACCTTTAAAGGGTTGCCCGACGTGTCAAAAATGAAAAGCATGATTCACTCCTATTCGTAGATTTTACGCTTGAATATAATTTTCGGAAGCGTTATGCTCGCCCCCGCGTCATAGTGCTTGTTTTGCCCTAAAATCAGCCTGTATCCGTTTTGTACGGTCTGCGTGATCACATTCCCGTTCTCGTCCGAAACCTCGTCGCTTTGCGTATCCGACGGCGTGATTATTGCCCACGCCTCTATCGCTTGCGCCGTTGTTTTAGGATTGAACGATATTGCGGTATCGTAAAGCCCGTTACCCTCATTCAACTCGAGTACGCCCAGGTCGATAGCGTCCGTAACGTCGATTTGCTCATCAAATAACGGCAACCGTTTATTAAATCCGTAAATATGCGGTGCTGCGGGTATTTGAGTTATGTTATTGATTAAAACGCTCGAGCGCGCTAACGCCGAACCGATAATAATCGTGTCGTCGTCCGTAACGAACGATAATTGATAATTAACCGCAGGTATTTCGGCGTTGTCTTTTCTATAACGAATATTCGTGCCGCCGATAGGCGCAGGAACAATCGCGTTATAGTTCGCCTCGGGTATGTCGAACGCATCAAACGTGCCCGTCGTGCTTAGTTTGAAATTCAAGTAATAGAACTTGCCGTAATAATCGGTATACGGTACATACTCGGCATAATAAACGGTGTTGCCGTCTTTTATAGTTTTTACCGACTTTTGCCCCGCCGAATAATTGTCTTTGAACGCAAAGCGAAAAGAGATCGTATTACCAAACGCCGAAGCGATAAGCGGCAACAATACCTGCGCCAAGGTTGTGTTTTTTGACTTGTCCGTAGTTTTGACAAGCGCATAAGTCAGCAATTTGTTTATCGATTTATCCGACGGAACAAATGTTTCGGCAAGATAACTTATGCCGTGGTACATGCGAGTGCTATCACTCGTCTTGCTTGCGTCTGTAGTTATAACGGCGTACTCTTCAAGCACGCTTTCACGGTTATATACAGCCGTTTCGCTGACTTGATATTGCCGATATTCGGATGATATGCCTATGTACTCTGATAGCCTGTTAAAGTCGCGAGAAAGCCCGATTGTGACTTTGAAATACGTCGCATACATTTCCACGCTGACCGCCGAAATGTAGTTGTGTTCGTCGAATAACTGCCCCGCTTTCGGTATATCGGTGAGCCACGTAAGTTTATACGTGAGCGTCCTTTCAATGTTGCCCAAGCGCGCGACAACGCCCTTTAAGTTCTCGCCGTAATACTGCGTCTCCACGCTGTTTGCGCCTTGATTGTATGCGAGCGTTCTTGGCTTGCCGTTTATAATAAGCGATTTGTTTGTGCGTACACGCGCCGTGTACGTCGGAATATACGAGATTCGGAACTTAATACGCGGATAATTGCTTGCCTTGTTTGTGCCCGTGTTCATTTTGACGCCGCACGCAAGCATAATGTTATAAATCGCATAGTTGCTGAACACAGCGTTTATAGCGTTTTCGTTTTTAAAAAACAGCCCTTTAATGTTCCTTGCATTACGCTCCCAATAAAGAGCATAAGCCTTGCTACCGTTAACGTTTACGTCGTACGAAGAAAGATTGTTGTAATCACTATCTTCGTAAATAAACGACGTTATATCCCTGAAATCGGAGTAAGTATCGCCCGCTGCATTTGTCGGAACGGCACACTCGAGTTTTACAACGTCCGAAATCGGTAATGCGGTTTCGACAATGCCGTTTGTTTCGTCGATACGAATATTTGTTTGCTCGGTTCTTACCGACCGCGCTCCGTCCACATACGGTTCTATAACAACGCCCTGTGCGTAGTTTAGACGGTTTACGAGGTTGTCCGCCGTGCTGTCGAGTTCGGTGCAAAACTCGTCTATCGACTGGGTTTGCGTGACCGAAATAAACTGCTTTTGCGATATGCGCGACATTTCAGTGCCGCCGTATTTGTCGAAATAAATCTTACCGTCTACAAGCCGAGGTTCGGCATGAATAAAGCCGCCGACCTGTTGCAGCTGTTCCCGAAGCGTTGATTTGGTCATGGAGAACTCGGGCGCGATAACTTTGTCGTACTTTGCGGCTTGTGAGTTTGCGGTGTAAGCGTTTATATCGCCTGTTGTGGCGTCATAACTCACGCCGTCCATAGCAAAGCGCGGTGTTTCCGTTCCGAACAAAGGCTCGGCAAGCTCACAACACCGCGTTACTACGTCCGTAATCGTCCACTTTTTAAGCGGCTTGCGGTTGGTGACGGAATTAAGATTATAATGAAATTGATAAACGTAATATCGCGTTGTTCCGTCATTTAACGTTAAAAGTATACCTATAACGTATGATACCGTAATCAACGGCGCGGGATTGTCGATTGTTATTGTATCTGAAAAAGTTGTTGTCGATGATGTTTTATCACCGTTCGTAACCGTCAGCTTTGTTTCGTACTCGTCAACGGGCACTCCTGACGGCTCGTTAACAAGAGGTACTACCTCGACTTTATAAACATTGGTGTTGTTTTGTTGCAGGTATGTTAACAAACTTGCTGCAGCTGTATTGATTGACGGCGCGACAAAAGCCGACGATGCATAAATCGGGTTTTGCAAGCCCGTACTCGGCGTTGTCGGAACAGGTTGCGACCGTCGATCATAAGGTGCTATGTTTTGGTAGTCGTCTACATAAACGGCTTGATAGCTTTGCCCGAACCGATTCAAGAGCGCATTTCTGAACGTTAGCGTGTCACAAATAAACGCTTCCAAGAACTTTGTTTCTTCAATGATATAAAGTTCGTGCGTGTCAAAATTACCGCCGATCGGGTTATTGTAGACGGTATCTCTTGCGACAAGGAAACGTTTGTTTGTCGTTTGGGTTAAACGGTGCGTAATTTGGTTTAAATTTTGGTCGATGCCGAAAACTTCATCTTGCTCGCCCTCTTGATTTGTGTCGGGCGTGTTGCTGATTACAATCTTAGCAAGCGATAACGGGCGAAACGCGCCGTCTTGCAGGCTCTTCGGAACGAACTTTAACGTAACATACGCTTCGTCGAGCCGCTCATCTAAAAGATTTCCCCATTTAAGCGGGTAAACCGCATATTTGGTATAATCGACACCGTTTATTGTAACGCTGTATTCATTCATTGCTTTGTGCTCCTGCTTTGATTCGTGCCCGCGCGCCGTATGTTTCGATTGATTGTTTCGTATTCGATTTCGCGTTTAAGATTAAGAGTATCAGCGTTCATCGCTAATTGCATAAGCTGTCTTGCGCCGCCAAGAACTAAACCTATAAGCGCACCTGCGCCGCCGCCCACAAACGCACCCGCCGCGATTGTCTTAGCGATATCAAAAGACGCTTGCCCTACTTGCATGCCGAATTGAATCTTCTGCGAGTACTCCCGCGAACCTGTAGCAAGCTCCACTTTATTTATCTCGTGATTAACTACGGGAACGACGAACGATTCAACCGTCGATATTGCGGCAAATGCCGTTCCTACGGCTTTGTTTCTGTCGCTTGTACCATTCGTTTCGGACGGCATTTTTTTCGTACCGCTATCGCCTGCGACGGGCGTTTTCGTTGTGCCTGCGTCCGATGATTCGTTTTTTAAAACAAAAACATATTCGCGCTCGCTCATATCAGCCTACCTTTTCAGCCGTGCTGACTATCGTGCCCGTAAAAGTAATTGAGTTCCCGGGCTCGACGTGCGACCAAAATGCGCCGCTATCGTTATAAACAACAACGGCATTAGTCCCTTGAAACGTTATTTCGGTAAATTCGCCCTCGGGCGATGTGTATGTATATAATCCGTCGGCTAACTCCGTACGGTCTTTATCGTATTTAGTTTCGGCAAAGCTCAACAGCCCGCCTACGTTTAACACGCCCTCGTCGCTTTCGGTAGAATCGCCGAAGTTAACAAAATAGTCATACCATGTTTGCGACTGCGCGTTATAGTGGCTGAATATATGCGTTTTAATATCCCCACCGAAAATGAACTTATCTACAGCGTCGGTAAGCGCGCCTATAAACGCAGGCACGGCAAGCGTGATAAAGAACGACGAAGCCGTAACGGTACTTTTAGCGATTGTTTCGCCCGAATACACGTCGGCTTCAATTACGGGCTTTCTACCCACCTTCGCGGACGTGTACGGTATTATGTTGCCGTTCAGATAATATTGCTTGTTACGACTATTCACGCCGCTTTGGACGATATTGTAATGCGCAAACAGCGTAAACGTTATCGACTTGCCGACACCCGACCTTTGCTCTAACGTTCCCGTGTCCGCAAGCGTAAACGCAACGGAGTACGCGTAAGACGTTCCCGAGCCGTCAAGCATTGTGCCGACGAACTGTTCGGCTGCAAGAGTGTTCAGCACATACGCCACTTGCGTGATATATGCTTGATTGCCTATATCGGCAACGCTGCCGTCATAATCGAACACAGGCTCTTCATCGTCCTTACAACGAACGAGAAAGTCGAATTTGACCGTGCGCGTGGCAAGGTCGAACCCCGCTTGCGTTGCGGTCGTTTCCGAGCCCGTAGCGGTCGCTATGCCGTTTATTTTCCGACTGATAACAAAGTCTTTTCTTTGCGCGCGCTTGTACTTGCCCATGTCGGTAAATATAACAAACTCGAGCGTGCTGTTGCTGTTGTTAAGTCGGTTTTGAATATCTTTTACAAGTTCATTCAGTTGTAACATTTGTTTTCTCCACCGCGCTGAACTCGCGCGTCAATACCTCTTTCGCTATTTCGACGCAATCCTGCCACCAACCCTCGTTAGGGTTTTTCTTACCATGCCAACGTGCGGCAATCCATGGCTCATTCGTATACGGCATGTACGGTGCTATATCTTGGTCGATATAGATCCGTGCTTCGTCTTTACCCGTCCATTCGACGCGCAAAGCATTTCGTGCCAGGTTCCATGTGTCTTTAGGCGCGCGCCAAAATATCTCTTTGCGAACGCGTCCGACAAAACGTACAAAATCTGCGTGTGTCATTGTTACACTCCGTCATCTTCCAATTCGTGCTCGTTTTCGACCTCGAGCAACTGCAAAACGATTTCATCGTCTATGCAGTTCTTGAACATTAAATGAACAGCCGAGTTATCCTCGTGCGTTCCGATTTCCGTTATCGTGTACAACCCGCTGTCCTGTAAATAAACGTACGAGCCGACGACGAACGGAAGCGCGGCATTCGTACTTATAGCCGTAACGCTGCCCTCGGTATAAACATTCGGAAGCGGTTGCTCGAACGTTTGTCGTTTCGGATCGAGCTTTTTATAACGAAACTTTATGCCTACGTCCGACGTTAATATCGGACGGCGCGGGTAAAACGTCGCCGTCATAAACTGGTCTTTTTTCGGCTTAATAAAGTTCAACAAATCGTTCATAAGCAATTAAGATTAAACGGCAGCATGCCGCTATACAAAACCGAGTAACCGCAAAACTCCGTAAACCTACGCTCGAGAATCGTGCGCACGTCTTCGGATACGGCATTGAAACGTTCGTTCGGGTTCGCCGAAAGCGACAAATCGCCGTTAACACGCATATACAAGAACTGCTCTAACAGCGCGGATTTAATCATTTCGCGCCCCGTGTCCGAGTACGCAATCATGCGGTCCTGCACGTCGTTTTGATTCGAGAACGTGTGAATAAAGTTATATACGACCTTTGACACGCGTTTTAGTATCGCCTTAACGGCTATAAGATTGCCGCTGTCGAGTGCTTCGGCGGCGAGATCGATGCCGTACTCGTCGAGCACTGCTTTTTCTGTCAATACATAGCGGTTTTGAGCCTCGTCATACGTCATATAATCGTCGCTATACGGTTTTATAAGCATTTCCTTATGCTCCTTTACAAAAAGTGTTAAGGGCGGTTTTTACGCCGCCCTTTCAGTTGTGCGGTTAGGACGCAACGGTAAGCTGTTTCGAGATTGCTTTAGTTGCGGTCGCGGTATCGCTTGCGGTGATATCGAACGTAGAGGCGGTGAAGCCGCTTGCGGACATTGCCACGGTTGCGGTGCTTGCTCTCGGGAGAGTAAACGTGTAAGTGCCGTCGCCGTTGTTACCTACGGTAGCGTATGCGCCGTCTTCCTCACGAACAACAACCTCGGCGTTAGTGATAGCCGCATTGCCCGAAGCCGACGATTTAAGCGTCAAGGTTACTACGGTAACGAGCGAGGGCGAAACTACGCCGATACGCTGAACACCGGTAACGTCGTCGCCGTTCTGATATGCGGCAATGATCGTTTCGAGGTCGTTCGGCGAGTTGATATCGATGAACGAAGTGAGCGGGTTCGTAAAGTCGGCAAGGCTGTTCGCGCTTTCGACAACAATACCGATAGCGGACGGACGAGTGCATTTGACACCCCAGCCCCAATCGTTACGAACGATAAAGCCCATAGACGTGGTGGGTGCTTTGTCAACCTCGGTGTTTGCCGCGGATTGCCCGAATACAAAGCCCTCGGCGTTAGCGATATACGCAACGATTTTGTTCCACTGCGCATACTGAGCACTCGAAAGATTGAGTGTTGCGGCGGCGGTGTCGAACATTTCGTCGGGGAGAACCTTTATGTAAACGCCGTTGTACATACCCTCGATGTACGATCCGAGGAGTTTATCGCCGCTTTCGGTAAGTTTGCCCGTGAGCAACACTTTCTGACCGATATCCGAATTGATGATCGCGCCATTGTCGATAGTAAGCAACGCATTCCACAAAGACCAACGCATTACGATAACCGACGACTGTTTGTCGTAGGAAACGATGCCCTCTTTGTATGAACCGCGAACGTTCGACAATTTAGATGCGAGATTGTTAAGCAGTTTCTGCAAGTAGCCTTTCGACGTGTCGCTCTTGTCGTAAGCGATAATGTTCGCATTGCTGGTTTTTGCTGCGTATGCAAGACCTGCGCCGAGGTGCGTCGCCATAATGTCCGCGTCCTGCAAGAAGCCGACGGTCTTAGGAATATAAGACGTGTGTTTACCGAGTAAGTCGAGCGAGCTGCCTATAAGACGCATTGTCGTTTTAGCGACCTGCGCTGCTTCGTCGTAGACCTGTACAAACTTAACGTCTACCGCGTCGGTCTGGAGCGCGTAAGGCAAGTTTTTGTTGAACGGTTCGTTGTTGTTCGGCGTACCGTTAGTAGTTCCGTCCGTCGGGCACATTTTAGAGCCAAGCGTGCGTTTTCTACGAGGCGGCATATAGAGCAAAGGTACGCGGAGCATACCTACGTTCTCGCCCTCGGCACCTGCCGAAGTTACGCCGAGCCCGTCGACGAACGCTCTTTCAAAAAGCGATATCGCCATCCAGGTGCTCGACAATCTCCTGTTTACAAGCACGTTGCCGACGAGCGGATAGTTACCGCTTTGCGGCGTTACCTCGAACGGCGCACGTGCGTTTGCGATAGACTGCAAATAAAGCTCGCTATCGCTAAGTCCGGTTGATATAACCATGTTTTCTGCCATTGTGTTTTACTCCTTTTTATTTTGTTATTTTTCTCATGAACTTCGCAATCTCTTGCGGCGTCATCTTTTTGTCTTCGGGCTTCTGAACGCTGTCTATCGGCGAATTGCCAAGCCCGTAAATATCCTTTGCATGCTCTTCAAGGGCGTTTTTCTCGCCTTTGTCGGCTTGCAAACTGAGCAGTAATTTTTCGATGCGGTCGAGCTGCGTTTCTTGAGGTTCGGTCGGCTTGGACTCTTCCCGTTCTTCTTCGGTCTTAGGTTCGGTTTCCTCTTCGTCCTCGCGTTCCTCTTCGTCGCGCTTGTCCTCGGCTTTTTCTTCGGGCGTGTCGTCTTTTTCGCCAAGCTCTTCCACGTCGCCCTTACCTGCCGCGTGCTCGGCTCCCTCCGCCTCGTGAATCTCGGCTTCGGCTGATTCGTCCGTCTTCTCGCCCGCGTCTTCTTTTTGTGCGGCAACGCTTTCGTCTACGTGGTCTTTTATAGACTCTTGAAACGACTTCTTATCGTCATCCGAAAGCGATTCGTACGCACGTTTGATTTCTTCGAGCGTGGACGGTTTTTCTTTTTTTCCAAAAAGTGCCATTGTGTTACTCCTTTAAATGATTTTTATTCGAGACGGATAATAAGCGCGCTCGTTGCCGTGGCAGTATTCGATATACTCTTTCGTAAGCGTCTTGTACGCCTTAACGGCACGCGTATATTCGTCTTTGTTAATACCTTTAGCTTCAATTGCTTTGACCTTTAAATCGCGTATTCTACGCTCATATTCTCGTTGTTTGAGCGTTATCTTGTACTCTTTCTCTTCGGTCGCTTCCGATTGCTTAGAAAAACGCAGGTCATCCTTGTATTCGACGAGGTAATGCCTACAATTAAAGCCGAGTAAACCGTTTTTATATGTCTTCCCGGCTTTCGTCGTATATATCACGTCGGTAGCGTTTTCAAGCGGCACGTATCGCCGCCCGTCGGGTGCTGTTCCGCTCGTTCCGTCGAGCGAGTAAACACGCCCCTGCCATGGCGCACAACGTTTTGAACAATCCGAATGCGTCGAAGCAATAACAAGCTTTATGCCCGCTGCCTTGAAGTCGTCTATTGTCCGCAAGTGATCGGCATACCGCACTTCCATTTCCGCACGGTTGCGAAGAGTGTTTCGCCCCGTCGTATCGTCTGGATCACGCGCCGCCTCGGATTCCAATCGGTCAAATACGGGTTTTACTTTCTTTTCGTACGTTTCCGCGTACTCTTTCAGCGGCACGCCGTATTCCTTAACGTCGGGCGCATAAACCGTATCGCCGACAATGCGTATATCGTGCTGTTTCAACACCTTAACCGCCGTATCTCTCGGCATGTCCGTCGCAGCGGAGCGAGCCGTGTTCAATGCAACGGTAATCAAAAAGACGCTCTTCGGCATCGAAGAAAACGTCTTGTACTGATTTATGTAGAATTGTGAAAGCGAACGTTGCGCCGCGTCTTTGAGCACAGGCAGTTTTATTCGCGCGATTGACCGCTTTATCACCGCCCGCGCTTTCGCGTCGATAACGGCTTTTTGTGCGCCTTTAACGAACTCCGTTTTTATAAGCAATCGCAACTCGCTTTCGGCATCCGTTATTTCCCGCGCGTCGAACGGCAGCTTGTCCTTAGCTATTTTCATCGTTAAAATAATTTGAATCGTTGAACGCGTTTAACTGCGTCTTTTGGTCTTGCTCGATTTTGGCAAGCATTTCGTTTGTTTCCTCAGCCGACAAATTGTTAATCTCTCTGACGGCTTTCTCTTTCGACGTAACGCCCGCTTGCAGGTTCGCACGGATATTTTCATCGCGGCTCAACGTGTTGCCGATATAATCACTTAAACGGATTTTTACGGTGTCGGTATATTCAACGCCGATATCTTTGTAAAATTGATAAAGAACTTCGTTAACAACACGATTGAGCACAGGCTCTATATTCGCGTGTATGCCGCGAACGGTTGCGCGAGTAAGGTTCTCCTCGCTTGTAACCTCTCGAGCCGTCTTGACCGAGTTATCGGACAAAAACGGGAATATTGTAGACGGTGCAAAACCGACGTGTGCGACAAGCTGCTGCAAGTATATCTCGAGCATGCCTCTATACTTCTCCGAACGAATGTCGAACTGCACCGACTGCGGTTTAAAATCTTGATCGTGTTCGGTTTGAATGTAAACAAGCGTATCGTCTTCACTGTTCCAACGATCAGACCAACCCGCTTTTTGCGCCGCCGAAGCAGTTACACCCGCCGCGGTCAGATCGTTCATTATCGTGCGCAAGAACTTTTTCGGGACGAGCACCTTGCCTTTGCCGAGTATTACGTCAACTATGCTTCCACTGAACACCATGTTGATTGCCCATATGATATCGAGCGCGCCGTAAAGTAACGGATCTCCGAGGGCTAACCCCGGTATCGTCGAATTCGTGTTTGTCAGCCTCAATGCCCATACGCCCAACCCGTCGCGGAACGGCAACGGTATAGGCTTGTTAAGCGTTATGCCTTTTGCCCTTATAAGCGAGCGCGCCGTTTCGTCAAGATATTTGATATCTACGCCTGCAGCATACAACGACGGAAGCACTTCGCTTGTCGCCGTTCCCGATTTCATATGCACTTTGTACTTAACGTAAGGTTTGCCGTTTTGATAATACCGTTCTTCGACGAGCCAATAGTTCGCATTTACGCCCGCGCCGTAGTCCTGCTTAGACAAAAGCGTATTCATCAGCGTTATGCGATATATGTCGCCGTTCTCGTCAAACGTAGCGTATGCACGGTCTACACGCGTAGCGACAGGCACGCAACGCCCGCGGCGGTCTTTGTTCAGCTTTATAAAGCTCGTTCCCGCATCGCACATATAACTTATGCCCGCCTCTAAGAACCCGTTAAAATTAACGCTGTCCGCCCAATAATCGGAAAGGATCTTACAATGTGCATCGCTGCCGTCAAAGTACACCCTTTCGCCCTTTATGAGGTTTACAGCCGCCTTTTTTAGCGAGTGCCCGACTTCGAGATTAACGCCGCTGTTAAAGTAGTTATCTGATACCGCCGTTGCCGCAGCAATGCACGGACGCACAACCCGCGTCATATAGTTCAGGTAATATGTGTCAAGTCCTGCGTAATAGTCCGAAAAGTTAACGAAATTCGTTAACGGCTGCCGCCATTCTTGGTTTAAATAATCGTTTACACACTGTGGAGTTTCAAACATTTGTTCTCCTCATAAGAAATTATAGTAGTAGTCATATGTAGCGTACTTGTCTGCGTCGATTGTGTGGTCGCTTTGTCCCTCGGGTATCTCGTTGTCCTCGTCGCGTGCGAACGATTCGTATTCGTTGACGCTGATCATGTTTTCGGGATTGTTGATTATCTTCAACTGCCCCGAACGATACGCGTTTATAAGTCGCGCTATATCGCGCTCGATATCCTTGTCGGTAACCGCGACGGTGTGGAAGCCCGTGAGTTTTTCGAACTCGAGCATAAGGTCTTGAGTGAGAGCCGCACCGTCGAAGCACCAACGTTCACGTTCCGCAGTCGGAATAATAATGCCATATTCCGCTTGCTTGCGCCTGAACTCTTTATACCAATCGTACATTAAAACCGCCTGATCGGTGTGCGATATGCCCTTTAGTCCGATTCGGCGGCGTTCTTCTTTTATATTCAGATAGAATGTGGACAACTTGTAAAGCTGCCCGTTAGGATATAACGCCCACGCACTTATAGCCGTAGCGTCGCTTTTCAAACCGCTGTCTACGCCGTAGAACATTGCTTGCGGCTGAAAGAATATATTGTGAACGAGCTGTCGCTGTATCTCTGCAAGTTCGACAACGTGTTTTTTTCGGTCAAACGACCATATAACAAGCCCCTCAAGCGATACAATCTCACCGCCGTACCAATAAGCGTAGTGAAGCGGATCGTCGCGCTTCATTTGCAATATGTCGTCAATGATAACGGGATCGAGCAGTTTTGCAATGTCCTGCCAGGTCGAATGTATTACCAAAGCACCGCTCGACGCTTTTTTCGGATAGTATTGATTTGCCCATGCATTCAGCGACGGCGGCGGGTTGTATGAATAAACAATCTTTCCCGTTTCGTCCATAAAACGCAAAGCCGTTGACTTTAACGCTGTAACGTAGTCGGGCTTGTCGGGTTCGTTCGCTTCTTCAAGCATAACCTTTTTAAGCCGTCCGCTCGGTGGAAACTTACCTTTCGTTCGGTTGATATCTTTGTTTATTCCGAAGAACTGCATGGTGTTGCCCGTGGCATTACAAGTGATTTGAAACGGACTGTAAGACACTTTAAAATCCGTCTTGTTCGAGTTCGACAACGTAAAGCCGAGCGAATACAGCGTTTCTTGCATTGAAGCAAATATCGACGTACGAATCGTACTGTCCTCGCTCCGGCAATACCACATATCGCCTTTATCGCCAAAGAATAGCGGAACGCTCGATAACTCGTCGTTTTTCGTCTTGCCCGATATTCTTCCGCCCTTTAACACGATTTCCTTTATGCCGAGTTCGCTCTCACTGATACCGCCTGAACCTAAGATAAGCCGTCGCCTTAATTCTTCTTTGTAAGCCGGCGTAAAACGCTTTTGTTCTTCAGGTGTCCAATTCGGGCGAAATAACGGCTGATATATTTCGGGAATGATTTTACTTATCGCCATTGTTGTTCTTTATCGCCGTGTCCTTAAACTCAAATACGACGTGGACGTTATTGCTGTCAGCCGCTGTGTCTTGCTCTACGGCTTCTTGCGACTGCTTGTAATCTCTTTGCCCGAGGATTTGTTTACCGAGCCAAATAGCCATAGGTGCGCTCTCTTTTGCAAGGTTCATTTGATACCGCCGCAGGGCTATTTTGCCCCGCCCCATGTATTTTTTATATGACTCCGCAAAACCCACCCCATATTCACGCTTGCACCAACGCTCCAAAGTGTCAACGGAACAATCGAACCAATCCGCGATTTCTTCTTGTGTACAAAGCAATCTGCACAATTTTTCAAATTCAGTTTTTTCGATTTCTATTCGCGGTCTTGCCATTGTTTCACCTGTTAGTTTTGCGGTTTTATAATGCCCTTAACTCTTCGTCCGTTTTACCCCAAATCTCAAGCCGTTCTTGAAGCGTTTGAGCGTAGTCTTGCATTTGCGCAAGTTGTCTTTTTAACAATCCTTTCATCGCGTTCGAAATGTCTTTTTTTTCGATAATCGCACTACCGAAAAGAAATGCCGATAACTTCCCTATCTTCTGATTGAGTTCGTCAAGTTCAAATTGAACACGTTCCTTTGCTGTAAGTTCTTTTTCCATATTGTCCTCCGTTTTTTAGGTATAAAAAAAGCACTAACCTTTCGGATAGTGCTTCAAGTATTGAGTTGTTTGTCTGTTCAGTAACAAAGAAGATAGACCGCAGAATCTACACTGTAGTCCTCTTTATAAAATCTTTCGATCCCTTTTATTTTGTCCGCCTTATCTAAACATTCTTTCGCATAAATAGGATCGGGTTCTTTTTTTGCAAGTTCGTAACATTTAGCCTTGTATTCTTCAAACGTCATTTTCTAACTCCTTGTCTCTTTTATTTTTTGCCTCATCATAACTATCGCTTGCTTGAGTATTCTTTAAGAAATCTTCAAGCGATAAAGATGATTCCTTGCCTGTATATTTCCAAAATATTACGGGTTCTTTTTTGTACCCAGCATTCCAATCGGACGGCGCATATTCTTCGTTGAACGGCGTCCAGCTCACGGGCTCGAACCCCTTAGTGACATAAAATTCATAAAGACCGCTAAAAGCGTCGAGTTTTCTACCACCGTTTTCAACTGCCGTTTTTAGCAAATCTTTGCCTTTAATGCTGTCGCCGGGCTTCTTGCATAAACCAACGATATCGCCGTCGGGCGTTACCGCAACCGTGCTACCGCCTTGAGTGACGTGCATTACCGCACCCGGGTGTTCTTGTTCGAACTCCTCGGCTGACGGCGAACTCACTCGCCATGAATCTTGCGGTCGCTCTTTTGCTACCGTCGCCTTTGCGTCGGTCAATGCGTCCACAAACTCGGGCGTCTTTGCTCCGCCGAATTTCGGCTTTTCAGTTCCCGAGATTATCTCGGCAACTCGATCCTTTGCTCCTTGCGGCATATTGCGCAGCATATTGCCGAATGTATCGCGACTGTCGTATGCCTCTTTAGTTGTTCCGTTCCCGTCGGTAAATTTACCGTCTTTATCTCTCGGGTGTTTGCTCTCGTCGAATTGCACTTGTATTATACCTCAATGTAAAAACATTGTCAACACTTTCATAAGACAAAGCCGCCGACGAATTTAATCGTCAAGCGGCTCGGTCCTTAATGAAGAAGATAATGAAAAACTTTGACGATAGCATTATAGCACATATTTCAGTCTCATTAGTCTCATTTTTTCATTTTTCCCAATTTTTGACGATTTTTTCTTTCGCGTTATCGAGCCAACGGAAAACCGTCGCGCGGGCAAGATACTTTTCCATGGCGATTCTGTCGAACGACATGCCGAGTATGTAATGCGATACGATTATGTCCCGTTCCTCGTCGTTGAGATATGTGTTCATTACTTCCGTAAGCCTATCCTCGATACGGTAGTAATAATCACACTCTCTCGCTAATCGTTCTCGGGCGGAATATAGCCTTAAAGCCGCTTTCTCTACTTTGCTGCTCGGTAACCCACCCTTAACGCTTTCGCCGCTTAAAGCCGAACTAACGGCTCCTGCATCTTCCTCTAACCGTCTGACGTAAGCACGCAAACGTTCAAGACGAGAACTGCCCGCCCTCAAGGTCTTTAAAAACGCATTTAAATCTTCGATCGTAAATTCTTTTGACATTTCTTTTCACTCCTCAATTCGCGTTCGTATAGTTTCAGTGCCGGGCATTTATTTCCGTTGCACTTCTCGTTTTCGCAACTTAAACAAAAATCAATCACCCGCACGTCGTCGTTCGGCAAGTAATCTTGCTGACTTAACAATGTTCTCATGTTTCCTTTGCTCTCTTCGCTTTGATATATTTTTCATACGGCTCTATCCCGATCGATTTCAATTTTTCGTTCGGATTAAGAAAGTCGCCGCAGATTATGTTGTTAACAAGTATTCCGCTTGCCAATAAGATTGTGAGTTCACTTGCGTTCGGAAAACGCTCCATAAATTGCTTTAAAAGCCGTGTTCGGCACTCGTGGCAGTTGTCCTCTTGTATATCCACCCCGACAACGCTCACAAGTGCCTTTAATCCGTCCTTTTCGTTTTGGCAATGTTGATACTTACGTTCGAGTATTTCGACAATAAAGTTCCCCGTGCCGCAAGCAGGCTCTAAAAACGTGCTTTCTATATTCTCCCACACTTCAGACGGTATAAGATCGCACATAGCCTTAACCTCTTTTTCGGCGGTAAACACTTCGGCATGCTCACGAACCCGCGCCTTACTCTTGATTTGCTTGTTCTTTTGTTTCGTCGCCGCCATTACATTACCCAAAATTCGTTTAATATCTTTTGAATATCGGTTAAAAACACTTTGAAATCCCACCCCTCGAACTCGCAAACCGTTTTTTCAAACTGCAATTCTCTTTTTAATCTTGAAAAGAAAGCGTTTCGCGCTTGCGTATCAAGCTCAATCGGATTTATCTGCTCTTTTTTTACCTCGGCTTGTACATATGAACTCACCGATAGATTAAAGCCGTTTTCTTTTACCTCGTCAAAACTTACGTTTCGTTGATTGCCCGTTTCATCGTCTATAAAAAGAATATCGGTATTCTTCTTCGCCTTGTTATAAACAATTACACAAGTCGCAATCGACGTATCCGCAAACTTATTGCCCGCTATCGTAATAACCTTTTCGATATAGTTTTGCTCAATCAGCCATTGCCGTATCGTACCCTCTCGATTACCGCGATATAAGATCCCCGGGAAGTTCAAAACCGCCGCAATGCCTTTGTCACTCAAATAGTGAAGTATGTGTAAGTTAAAAGCATAGTCCGCGCGGCTCGGCGGGGGCAAAACAGGCGCAATAAATCGTTCGTCTTTAAACGGCTCCCATTTTATAGAAAAAGGTGGATTCGCAACGATATAGTCGAATTTCATATCTCGGAACGCAGGTGATTTTAAAGTATCCCCCGCCACGCCGTGAAAGTTCGACAATCGTCGCGTCGCTTCTTCGACTTGTTCCGAATTTATGTCTTGTCCGTACTTTTCAACGCTATCGTCAAACACGCTTAAAAGCCCGCCGTTCCCGCAAGTCGGATCGTATACCCGATCGACGTTTTCGGGTAATAAATTTTTTATGTATTCGGCAAGTTCTCTTTGCGTGTAAAAAATACCTTTTTGCTTGAAATCTTGCCGAATGGATTTTATGTTATACTCGTTCATCCTTGTACTTCAAGCCCTCAAAGTAATTGATAATCCCGTTCACGCATTCTTGCTCGGTCGGCGAGTAATCCTCTTCCGTCGCATATCGTTCGTTGCACCGTTCAAAAAAAGCACATACCTTGCAGCTGTCGCAATCACTGTGGCGTATCCATTCAGCCATTCTTTGTTTCGTTGATTTTTGTTTATTCATTTTTATTTTCCTCAAAAATTATTACATGCTTTACCCTGCTTTCGGGGTAAAACTTAACCGTTTTGACGGTTTTGTTCTTTATTGTTTTTGTTCCGAACTTCGATTGTCTTTTTGCCGCTTGCTATAAGTTCTACATATTTAGGTTTTATACTCAATAATATTGACTTCATTTTTGCTCTCCTTAATTGTTTGTTAAATATTTCGGTGGTATTGAACCTTGCCTATAAATAACGACTTTGATTTTTAAATTGTGTTCGTCTATGAATTGATTGAGTTCGTCTATATCAACGCTCCCGTCTTCTACTAAAAGAATTTTCCAACCTTTATTTTTTGTTTTTCTGTCTTTTTTCATTTCTCATACTCCTTTAATAGTTCGTCGATTTCTTCAATTAAACCTATTTCTGCATATCCTTGAATATAATCTCTTTCGTGTATTACTTTTTTTAACTTTTCCGCAAACTTCTCTGCCGTTTCCTTGCGTGCTTTATTTTTTATAGATTGTTCTTTAAATTTAGTCATATCAAAACCTGCTTGAACACCTTTATTATGTGCCTTTTGAAATTCTAATTTTAAATTGTCATATTCTTCCCTTGAAAGCACAACTCTATCTTCGGGGAGTTTTCGGTAGCCTGCGTTGTAAAAAGTTTCGGCTATCCCCTTATTATGCACAAACGGCTTTGCTAATTCGTTAACGCGACTGCTACATAAGTAAACTCTTTCCGTTTGTTTGCTATCTACATAGTCGTAAATAAATTTTTCTATTTCTTCAATCTGCTGTTCTTTATCGCTCATTCTTCCACCTCGTCAAGCTCGATATCTTCACCCATGTTATACGGGCACACATTGTCGTCTTTCCCCTCGGCATCGACCGCTACGCCCAGGTTATACACCGCGCAATCTTTCACCGCGTTGTGGTCTTTGAACTTGGTACACCCGAAGCAGGTCAACATTCTAAGTTTTTCAAAGCACGGCGCGATATCTTCCGAAGCACAATGCGATACGGCGTTTTCCATAGGCGCATAACGCCCGACGATCCGCACGACATTGCATTGATTAGTTCTTAACACTTTGCGCCTGTATGCGTCGCCTAATCGGGCGTAAACGCTTGTCGCGAACTCCTCTATCTTATTCATCGCTATTTCGAGTGCCGCGCGTTCTTCGTCCGTCGGAGCGTTTGTATTTAACATATCCTCGATAGCTACCTGGCAGCACGTTATTTTTAAGTGCGTTGTGCGTTCGTGTTCATTAAAGTATTCTTTCATATCTCTCTCCCGAATTTTTGACGATAGCCGCGTTTGTTCTTAATCTTGTTCATGTGCGTATAAGTCAACCTTGTACAAACAGCCATCATATGTCGCTTTTCTGACATTCTCTCGTTGTAATCGCGGTATTCTAAATATTCTTTACATTTTGCGTGACACCCGACTTCGCGCCGGGCGCAATCTTTACATGGCGCAGTCATATTTTATTGCTCCCCTTGAAATTATTTTTTCTATCCTCGGCAACCACTCTTCATTCACAAACGACATAACTTTATCGTCAGGTCGGTTGTCGTGGTCGCCGTAACATTGCAATAACTTACCGTCTTTCGGTCTTATCTCCGCAGTCACGAACGGTATCGTCGGCTTTTCGGCGTATCTGATAAAAAATATAAGCGTCTTACCCTTGCTCATCTTCTGATCGTACCCCATTCGTCCGACGCAGTGGTGAAGCAGACCGCCCTCTCTCACAAGTTCCGACGGACTTTTTGCTATAAACACCGAATAGTTTTTGCCACAATATTCAAGCGGTTTATACGCCGCACTGACCTCTGAAAACGCTTTATAAAGTTCCGCTCTTTTTTCTTCATCGAGTTTCGCAAGTTTGCTGTTATACTCGTCGATTCGCACGTCGTGCCAATGCATAAAATCGTGCGGCATATAGTTTCTTGTTTCCGTCAGATCGAGATTCAGCCCGATAACCGCCCTCATATAGTCGATATAATTCTCCGTTCCAACGTCGGCAATATAATTCAAAAGTTGCCGTTCTGCTTTTTCAGATAAATTTTTGAACAACATAAGTATTCGTTTCTCTGTCATGCTGCCATATCTAAATCGTTTTTTCGTCTGCTCGAGCCTGTTTTCATAATCAAGCGTAGTTTTATGCCGGTATGCATTTTTTATAACTCCCACCGAAAAATCACGCAACGCCCATATCGGATGGTTCGTAATAAGAAAATGCGCAAGCCCTTTGTCCTTTTCAAGAGCTTTTACAAGGTTTTTCTTCAATGCATAACGGCAAGTGCACACTTTCGCCAACAATTCGATTTTCGGGTTCGATTTGTATGCCCTCAAGTATTCAAACAAGTCTACCGTCCCGTCGTAAGCGCAATATCTGAACTCCGTTCCGTTTAAAAACTCCGGGTTCAAAACATCGCTCTCATAGCAATGAAAATTTCCATGTTGTTTAACCCAATTTGCCGTCTCATAATCGTTTACTACCATACCGCCGGGGTTCTGACTTTTATACGTTTCATCGCCCCATAAAACTTGATATCCGCCGTAGTAGTTACAAAAAACATCTCGCATATACGTTTTCCCGCTTAAAGTAACAACAGTGACCTTTTTCAAATACACCGTCGGCAGTTCTCTGCTTGATTTACGTGATTCTTTCACCACTACCGACGCAACACTCAGTTCACCATCGGTAGTCTCATAATATGAGTACCACCGCGTTCGGTTTATCTCATACTCTCCACGCTCGGCTTCTATGTCCGTAATCTTCGATATAATCTCGTCAGGGATCTTATTACTTATCATTTCGCACCCCCGAACAACGAATCAAATAATGACATTTGCCCGCTCACAGCCTGGTTCTCGTCTTTTTTCGTTTTTCCCGTCCGAGTAGTCGGCTTATCGACCTTTTGTGCCTTAACGGGCGTTTCTGCGGCTTCCGTCGCTTTTATAACCTTTGCCGGTTTTTTCGCCGCCGTCGGTTCCTTGATTTCGTCCTCTTCGAAGTAGTGAATCGCCCAACCGAATACAGTCTGATCTTCTACGCAAGCGCAACCGTTAACCGCAAGTTTCTGCGCCTCGCCGCGGGCATAAGCAAAAAAGCCGTTCAGCGTTTTCTTCCCGCCGTTGATTTTTTCCGCAAGCACGTCGCTTGCATTCACTTCTAAATAATCGAGCACTCTTTGCTCGTTGGCGTTATTCGCCGTCAAGTTTATTTTCATTGTTCTTCTCCTCGTGCAGTATCGCGTGGATCTCTTCCACACGGTTATATGTGTCGAACGCCGTATGCCCGTTACGCTTGCCGTTCCATGTGTTCACACAGTCTTTTACGAGCCGCTGAACGATTGTGTTCGCCCGGCTCATTTGGTCAGTTGTCAAAGTTTCCCATTTTTCCATTTTCTTCACCTCTAAAGTTTTACTCGGATTCCCAACGGTGATTACATTCGCACCGTCTCTTTACCTCGGTTAGGTTCGTCGAGGAAAGCAGCCATATTTTCGGGCGGTCGCCTCTCGGTTTGTACCAAGCCCACCACACGCCGCGCATACGACGCAACCAAAACGTGCCTTGTTTGCCTACCGCTTTCCACCAAGTGCCGTCTTTTTCCCAATCCATATCAGCTCTTTTCCTTAGGTTCGTACCCGATTATCACCTCGTCCGAGGGTATGCAGTAAAACATGCACCCACCATATTCGGTAATATAAGTTGCGGCATATCGTCTTCCGCTTTCGGTTATAGCGGTATAATCGCCCGCTAAGCCTTTGCTCTTTATTTCGTCGAATGTAATCATTATCTTTGCTCCAATGCTATACGCTTAAGTTCATAGAGTTTGTCGAGCTTTGCGTTTATCCGCTCCTGCTCGGCTTTGTTGCCGTGTGCTTCCGCTCGCGCTGTTATAAGGCGCGCGATTGCCTGTTTTAATGCCTCAATCGTCATATTGAATACTCACCAACTTGTCGGTAAAAAACGTGCTCTTCGATATATCCGTCCAAACCGCAACTTGGTCGGGCTTGTTATAAAACGCGATATTCTTCACGCCTTTGATTTTTTTCGAGCACACTATATCGTTTAAGCCGCGGTAGTAAACCGTAACGCTCTTTGTTCCGGGCTTTGTTTCACCGTCGTCAAACCACACGTTTACCACACCGCCGTAGGTCAGGTTGATTTCAAAGCGACTGCCGAGGTCGCTCACCCACTCGCCTTTGTCGTTTTTGTAAATCTCATAACCTGCACGTTCCGACGCTTTTTCGTCGAGTTTTGTTTCACCGAGATAACCGTCAACCACTTTCCACGCTTCGTATTTGCTTGATACTTTTATCATTTATCTTTCTCCTTAAAAATCTATATCGTCTACGTTCTTGTAGAGTTTGTTAAGTTCGTCAGCCGTATACTCGCGTTCGGCGGCGAAATGTCCTGCTTTCTCTGCTTTGAAAGTCTTATAAGCTCCGTCGAGAATTTTTTGTGCGTTTTGTACTATCCAACTAAGCGAGTCAACGCCGCGAAGCCACTCCGATTCCTTGAACGCTTTTGCCAACGCTTGGAAGTCTAAATCGTCAAGATCCTTTTCGTTCTTGACATCATTCCTCACGTTCGGATACGCCGCCAAAAATTCATTCAGCCCGTAAAAAGCACCTTTTTTGTCGCTTTCTACATGCGTGCACGCCGGCGATATATGAGAGACTTTCTCTTTATTCTCTTCTTCTAAGTCTCTCTCTCTTAGGGGCGTTACATCGGCGTTACAATCGCACTCTTGTAACGTTACTGTAACGTTACCGTAACCGTTACAATCGCTATTACAATCGTCGGTTACCGCCTTTTGTTTATCTCTATAAGCAGCAACTCTTTTTTGATTTGCAACTCGAGCTTTTTCCAATGCGTCAAGGCTTTGGTGCTTTTCCCAATTCGGAATCGTTACGACGTTATCGACGATTTCAATCATTCCGTAATCGACAAAGGTTTTTAACGCAAGTTTGACCGTCGCCAACGGACGGCGAAAGATATGCGCGAGCATATCATCGGTGTATGCGATTTTATCGTTAAGCATAAACACGCCGCCGTTGTTTTGCTTGCCCGCCAAGCAAAGCAGTTTAAACCATATAACGATAATGCTGTCGGCTTTTGGCATGCTGTCGATAAGCACGACCTTTTCGTCATCGAAAATGTCCGTGCAAATTTTGATCCATTTAACTCCCGCCATTTACTCACCCCTCGCCTTGTTCGGATAACCGTTGTTCCTTACACTCTTTACAACAACAAGCAAAGCCGTATGCTTCTTTTGTTTTGCTGTAAAGCGTTCCGTCCATTTCTTTGCCGCAAACGTCGCATTTGTACGTCTTCGGCGGTTTTGCGTCTACCTTTCTGCCGTAACTCTTTTCGCCTTTATCGCTCGGTTCCTGATCGGGATCGTCGCCCGTCTCAATTTTGTAAGCCTTGAGAAGCGCGTACTTATCGCCGTAGGTCATCGCCTTGCCGGGTGCTTTGTCGTTACTGTCTATCCCGTCGCCGTATGTCGTTATGTCGACGAACTCGTCGGGCTTGTCCATGTTCACGAACCGATACACTGTCTTAACTCGCATAACGTATTCGCGCTTTTCCGTCGTTTGTTCTTTATACGTCGTCGTTTTAACAACCGTTTCTTCTTTGATTACTTCGCGGCTGAACGGGAACGAATAAACCCCGTATTCGGCTTCTAACGGCTTTACCGCCGCAAGAACGTCGGCTTCGCCGACTGCTTTATATGAGTTCGAGCCAACGCCAACCGAAAGGTTTTTTGCTACCTTTGTAAGGCTCGTCGTTATCGCGCTCAAACGTTGGTAGATGTTTAACTTCGTCATTATTGCTTTTTCATTATCCGACATAATCCACCTACTTGATTTGAATATTGTTCAACGTTTCGATGTGTGCGCCCGGTACGTCTTGCCCCGCCTTGATAGCGTTCTTGATCGCCGTCTTGTCGGGCGCGTAAGTTATCTTTTCTTTTACGAACTCTAACGGAAGCATTTCCGCGTTGTCGATTATCGTTTGTTCGCTCTTTCTGAACGATATCGCCGCCGTCAGACCGTTTATTTTTTCAAAGCCGAGCCCCTGACATGTCGTAGAAAGCGTGTTTTTCATTCGGTCGGCTATCTGCCCGAGTTTTGCTTTAATTGCCGTCAGGCGGTCAATCTCGGCTTCTGCTTCGATTTTTCTTGCGGAAAGCATTCTTATAACCGTCGCGTAGTTTATAGCAACCGTCGCGAACTCTTCTTTCTTTGCTTCGAGTGCTGTCACCGCTTCAAGGTCTACCTCACCCGTTTCACTGTCGAGCGTGTCAATCACGCGTTCGTAAAGCTGCTGTGTTTCCGCTCCGATACGATAAAGATTTAAATCGTTCATTTCGTCACCTCGTTTATTTTTTCTCCCGCATTTTTTTTAGCTCTGCTTCTGCGGCTTCTTTGGTCGCAAAAACCGACTCGCCCCAATATCCATAAAAAGTACATTCGCTATAACCAGTATCCCAATAGTGCGGACGTTCTGAATAAATTTCAAAACGTTTTCCATCCCAAATAATCTTTGAAACAACCCTTGCTATGGCTTCGCCTGTGGTGTATACAGTTCCATATCTTCCTTGCGCGATAAGGCAATAAACTGTATCACCAACTTTACAAGGCAATCCAAGCAACCGCCCATTTTCAAGTAAATTTTCCAATTCGTACAATTTTTCATAAATGTAGGAGTAGCCTAATTCTTGCGTAAGGTCAATATCATTTGACCATTTTTGTTTTGTCAATCTCTTAAACAAGATTTCGTTTGTTTCTACTTTTCTCATTTCGTCACCTCGTCCGCTTTCGCCTTTGCTTGCTCTTCCTTAACGATTGCGTCAAGACGTTCCTTGCGCCATGCCGCGTCTTCGCTAACGTCTTTTAAAAGCGCGATATAAAATGTTAGCGCGTTGATACAAACGCTTGTCGGTGTCATTTCGTTGCCGTTCTCGTCAATGTTGGTTAAATCGTCAATTACGCCGTCAAGGTCTTTTGCTATCCCCTTGCGAACGTGATCCTCGATTGCTTGTGCCTTGCTGAGTTCTTGCTGTGCGTACTCGATCGCATAGTTGTTTTCCATTTTTTTTCTCCTTTATTTTTTATTTATTTTTTTCGACTGTTCGTCGAGCAGTTCTGAAGCATTTGCGCCGAGTATATCGGCTATTTTAAATATTGTGTCAAGGTTTGGACGACGCATGCCACATTCGTATCGTGCGTACGAGTGTGTCGCAATGCCTAATTTAGCAGCAACTTCTCGCTGCGTTAACCCGCGTGTTTGCCTCACCCTTTTCATTGCAATTAGTTTTTTTCGTTTCACTTTGCACCTCTTTTATTTGCCGTTTTGGTTGACAGTCTTCATAATTCAAGTTATAATAATAAACTACATTGACGTGTCTATATGTCCGTTTCGGTCTACTTTATGCGTTGATTATATGTCCATTTCGGTCATATGTCAAGCATTTTTGACCGATTTGGTCTAAAATGTTAAAAAAACTTTTGAGGTGGTTAAAATGGGCGAAAGATTGAAAGAACTACGTGTTAAACGTGGGTTAAAGCTGAAAGACGTTGCAGCGGCGTTAGATGTCACTATTCGGAGCGTAAGCCGTTACGAGGACGGCTCTCGCGAACCGTCGTGCGAGATGATTGTCAAGTTCTGCAAACTCTATGAAGTTTCAGCCGACTATCTTCTCGGGCTTACCGACTGCTATTGAGTTGCGCGGTTATAATCTCGCGCTCCGAACAATCATATAATTCGGCGAGTTGTAAGACTTGCGCAAGGTCGATTTCCCTTGCCCCTTGCTCATATCTCAACACAGCCCGAACCGACACTCCTAAAACGTTTGCCACCTCGGCGAGCGTTTTTTTTGACTGTTGGCGCAAGTCTTTGAGCGTTTCGGTCATCTTCGCCACAGGCACCCTTCCGCGTACTCGAAAAATCCTGTAGTTGTTTTCCATTTTCTTTCTCCTTAAGATTTTTATTTTTCCGACGTGTTGTCGGGTTCTTCCAATAGTTCCGAAGCCTTTACGCCGAGTATATCGGCGATCTTCAAAAGCATATAAATATTCGGGCGGCGATTGCCGCACTCATAACGCGTATAAGAATGAGTTGCGATGCCCAACTTCGCCGCGACATCTCTTTGCGTTAATCCTCGAGCTTTGCGCACTCGCTTCATTGCTGATAGTTTTTTTGTTTTTGCCATAGCATTCTCCTTTGATTGCTGTCAGATTGTGAACACATAATAGCACACTGTTGCCGAACTGTCAACCGTTTTGGCAAAGTTTTTGAAAAAATGTTTTTGCACTGTGAACGCAATATGCTATAATGCTTTCAGTCATAAAAATGAGGAAGATGAAAAAATGAAAAATTTAAAAAAAATTCGAGAGCAAAAAGGTATCTCGCAATCAGATTTAGCAAAAAACCTTAATTTAGTTAGAAGCACGATATGCCAATACGAAAAAGGTAATCGTTATCCAGATATTGACATGCTTATAAAGTTAGCCGACTATTTCGGAACGTCAATAGATTACCTCGTTGACCGCGTAAATGCGCCGTACGCCGTTTCTACTCCCGCCCCGTCCGACGAGTACACCGCCGCCGAAAAACGCGTTATAGAGGCATACAGGACGCTTGTGCCGGGCATGCAGGAATATATACTTGAAATGATAGAAAAACTTGCCGACGTTGATACGGGGGAAAATAAAGGTAAAAAAGTCAATCGAGCGTGATGTGGGATATAATGAAATGGAAATAGAATTAGCGGTTGTTATAAAAAACTATGTAAAACTTTTTATAAAAAGTGTCCGAAATGGTTGACAAACCCTATTTAATAGGGTATTATTATTGTGAAAAAAGGAGAACGAGATA